AATTTGGACGCCAACAGTGGTCCTTCATTTCAGGCTGTAGGATACACCAATAAGCTGAGTGCGTTGAACTGCGCAATCAGTGTAGCTCGGTGTGTCTATTCTCGACTTTCTGAAGGTCGTGCCGCAGCCTGTCCTGTTTTTTCACTTGCTGGTCGTGCTAAATTGAAAAAAAGTAGTGAGCACATTGATAAAATCCTATCAGGGTCTTCATCTGGTAGGGCAGTCTGGATGGCAGATTCCCACGAGTCCATACTGTGCAATGTGTTCACTATACCATTGACCGAATTCTTTAAGAGTTCTCAACGTTGTGTCCTGATCGGTTTCGACAAATACGGATCAGGCCCGAGGACTTTTATTGATAGATTCGAAGGATTCTGTTCCTTTATTTGTGCCGACTATTCTGAGTTCGACGCCTCCGTGCCTAATAGTGTCATTCATCGTGCATTTATGCTGGTGGGCGTTCTTCTGGGTATCGTACCTGGCTCAAATAGTTGGAAACTACTTAAATGGTTAGAGGGCAGTTTCATTAATACGTTGATCATGTTACCAAATGGGTTAGTTGTCCGTAAAGATGGCGGCATCCCCAGTGGGTCAGGATTTACGTCTATCATCGGTAGTCTGTGCAATTATATTATGTTGAGAGAATCTACATATAAATTGTACGGACCAGAGTGTTTTTCAAAAACACTTATTGCCACTTACGGCGACGATGCTGTTATTGGTTTGCCTCACAAACAACATAATGTGGTTGTAAGGAATATGAAGGCTAGGGAAGACCTTGTCTTCATTTCCAAATTCATTAAGAGTGTATTTGGCGCTACATTACATGTTGTTAAGAGCATCATAGCACATCGACTATTGGTTAAGTTCGTTGAACGCAAATTTAACCATTCTTCCTCTGGTTGGGTTGACAGTAAGTTAAGGAAGTACTGTAAATCGTGTCCAACCAGTCAAGAATTTAACGGGACTCTTGACCATGAGAAATATTTACTGTACTCTTTGCAGGGGTATGGTTCATACTCGTTCACCGGCTCTGTGAAATTCCTGTCATATTACTTCACTGCTGATAATCGGATGGTTAGGCCTTCTAACGAAGTTCTAACACGCTTAGTCAACCCTGAGCGTAAGTTAAAAACTTTAGACGATTATCGTAGCGTTTTATTAAGCGCTCTAGTGGAGGGGTTTTTCAATCCGAAGGTCGTGGCTTTACTCTTTCATCTTCTCTATGATTTAAGGTTGATGAAGGGTAGTTACATTCTTAGTCAGAATGCAGCTAAACAGTCCTACCTTTTCGACCAGCGACTCTTTAATTCTGGGTTACATCCAACCCAGCTTAAACGTGTCACCCGCTCTTTGGAACGGGGATGGTATAGAAGGGATTTGTGTGTTGACAGCGATTTTGTTTACGATAGTAGGATTTACTCTTTTTTTAGTGAGTTTGTTGACCTTATGACCCGCGTACACCGCGTGTGGAGAGAATCCCATTTAGGTTATCAATTCACTGAGTATTATCGGAAACGTAAGCTTCGCGGTACTTCCCTGAATATATTGAAAAATCGCATTGATGTGACAGGACCTACATTCATTGTAAACATGATGCGGCAAGTCCACCGACTTACCGATAGTAAGAGGTATGTTAAAGCAGCGCCCTCTTATTTTCATGGGGACTTTTCTGAAGCAACTCACACTAACGCTACAAAGATAGTGTTAGGTTTGTACAGTGTCGTTAATAACGATACAGCAGATGATTGTGAGTTATTTCCCGG